TCCCCTCTCCCTGCGTTTGTTGTTGTTAGCTTGCTTTCGCTCTTAAGAATTCTTGACGGACGGGAGTAGTATCGTAGTATGCTATATAACTACCCCAATGCTCGTTGAGTTTTGCCCATTTTTTACAGAATCTTGTCAATTTCCCTTTTTGACTTGGTGTAAACAATTCTTGTAATCCGTTTCGTGGGTCGCGTAAATCAGCTTTCAAGCCTAATGCGTTAGAGAGGATTTCGGTTGGGCGCAGAAAAAATGTTTTCTTTTCGCCACAAGCTATTTGCATCGCGTCAAACTCTTCTACCATCTCAGCAAACGATCCGCTAAGTGAAGGTTCGCGTGAGTCCCATAATTCGTCTAATGCGTATTTTTTTTGTTCTGCTGTGGTTGCGTTTGCGGAAGTAGCTGTCATCTTTTTTCTCCTGTAGAGTAGTGGTGTGTTTTTAAACTTAAACTAATTATAAATCATTTCGTTTCAGAACACAAGTGTTTTTTTTGTTTTTTTTAAAAATAATTATGCAAGAGTGTCAGAAACTTGCCCTCCCACTATCCAAAATAGGGTTTTTCTGTTCCAATATTTTTTTATTTCTTTTATGTTTTCTTGTATATAATTCATTATTTTACCTTCGTAGCGTGGGTGAAAGACAATATCTCCGTAGGTAAACGGCATTAAAGTTTCATATTTACAATAACCCGTTCCATTAAGATCATAATGCCTAACTTTATACTCTCCTCGCTTGCCGACAAAACTTCCAAGTAAATTTTTATTGGACAATTCGCTATAGTCGAAATATTGATTTACTGATCGACCTGTCTGTAGACTAATCGCCTTTAGCCTTTCGGGTATGTAGCCAAGATTCTTAGATCCGTTATTACCGATCCCCATCAATATTATATTCTTCAAACCTTTCGGTGGATACAGTGAGATTCCATACAAGATAGAAACTACACTATTGCAACTACCCGAAGGGACAATCAGTGTTTCAATGTCATCGGGTATATTACGAACCTGCTCTGCTCCTATTCTGTGGAATGCTTCTATTTTTTGGAATCCATGTTTTGCTAATAAGGTAATGTTTAGCTCAAGCATCTTCCAATCATTGCCTTTTAATTGCTCTTTTTTTTGGAATTGCTCACATGATTTTTGCAGAGCCTTCGCGTAGCCTATTTTGGATACGTGGATTTCTGCTCCAAGACGATGTGCGTGTCGTGCATAATTGTGTTCCAAGTAGTTTTTTGCTCCAATAAAAATTACGCATCGTTTGTTGAAGTGTTTACACATAGACGAGATGAATGGATGTTGAGGAGAGCCAACAACGGAACCCGAAACTACTCCTTCCATGCTTGGCGATGCTTCTACCCATCTATTCATTAGGTGTAAACATTGTCGTGCCTTAGACCCGTTTATATTGCCGTATCCTAATGGAGCGAATTTATCCTCTCGCTTGAAATTTATTCCTAATACTTCTTCTACGGGCGTAAGGTCGAATAAATGATTTTCCCAATTATAGGATCTGTGATACGGATCTTCGTGATACTGCCTAACAAGCGTCATTGATTAATCGGGTTTCTTTTTTTTCGTTCAATACCCTCATGCGATCTAATGGTAGCATAGCCATAATATCGGTTTCCGTCCCGTTAGTGTAGGGTTGCCTTGTTTGAATTGTTTTTAGCGTATAATCTTGTCCCGATTGTAGTTTTGTACAATTAAAATAAGCGATATTGTCAGAGTGTATCGCGTAAACAACTACAAGGTATTGAGCAGACAATATTTCTGCGCACCGTTGCCCCTCTATGATTTTAGAATTTGAAATCATGTAGGTTTCACGTGGAACGAACCTAAAATCATTATTATCACCGTATCTGTCATGCAACCTAAAACGACCATCTTCACCTTTCGTTATTTTGCTGTTTCGCGTTTTGATCTCCATGACGTATAATGTATTGTTTACGTGCAGAAGAGCATCTACCCTTGATGTTTTTGTAGGGATCTCGTAGACACTACTTGCCCCTGAGTATTTCGCCATTCTCCGAATCACTTCTTGTTGCGCTCTAATTCTTTCTTTACCCAACTCTGTGTCTACTCCTAATTGTTGTTTTGCGTCATTTGGAGTTCTATAATCTCCCATACTCGCTCTGTTTTGTGTTTGGGTTTGATCTCTCATTTTAGACCTCCGCAATCTTTAGCGTAACATGCAAAGCAGATCCCCGTTGATGATGCAGGTCTGTTCATGCAAAATGACTTACGGCAATACACTGTATACGACTTGTTTTCTACGGTTTCTCTGCTTGTTTTTATCCGCTTCTTGTTCGCATACCTGCAAAAAACCTTCGGGTCTACGCCAAGATGTTCTGAGGCTTTGGTCGGTGATCCGCAATTTTTAATCAGTTCTATTATGTCGTTTCTTGTTGATTCTTTCAGAAAATCTATAGCTATCATTTCATTTCTCCTGTATATATTGTGGTGCCAACCCGTTTGCTAATTCCATGTAGCGATCTACGTTCACCTCATGCCAACCTTTATTGCCTACCTTTTCCTTTTGCGCTACCCGAAACACTTCGTTGCTCAACATATGTAGCCGATTGTCATTTGGTTTCAAGTTAAACGTTTTACGGATTTCTTCTTTTACGATCATTGCATTTTTTTGGTTTGTCCTGACTCGCTCCATCCACGTATTTGCCTCTGAGGATGTTACTGCTTTTTCTTGCCATTCTCTTGATTGGTTGATGCTCTCCCTGCGCTCTTTTTCGTCGTTTTTTCTTTTTTCGATTTCTTGGTGATGGACGTATATACGAGTTACGGTTGGTTTTATAACGCAACGTTGCCGTCCGTGTTCTAATGTTGTGTCTCTTGCATATGATTTTAATGCGTACTCGAAATTGTCCATGCCGATATCTGCTACGAGGCCACCGTATACATGCCCGTCGTCCTCTGTGATTTCTTGCATTTGCCACATTGATCGCATGTAGCGCATACATTCGCGGAATCTTGGCAGGTCAGATTTTTCTACGGGGATTTCTCTTTTGGAGCGGTCATCCTTAGAATTGGGGTGCGTCCCAATCAGACTCGCTCCGAAAATTTTTGAGATTTCGGTCGGTTCTGTCATCTGCGTTTCCTCCTGATGTTGTGTCCCACGACATTACGGTTGCCCAAGTCAAATTCCCCTTACTTGTCCGTTGCGTGAGTTGGTGTGGACCCCTGCGTATTATCCACATAAAAGTATTGGGGTCTGAAAATACTTTTTTAACTATTGTTGCTATTGTGACGATACTTAATTGATATTTATGGTGTAGGTCGCGTAATGCTCCAACCTGCATAGATTCTCGCGGATAGGTTGGGAACGAATTAACCATAGCTGTAGATGCCTTTTTCCACAAGTCCCACAGCAATTTTGCGTCATAATCAGGGTCAGGAATAAATGTAGGAGAGGTGTCCCAATCTACCGTCTCTTCCGTAACCTGTTCACCATTAGCGTATGTGACCACATTGTCGGGTATAGACCTGTCTACCGTAACCTCAGGTATATATTGAATTGTGCGGTTTCGGTTCGTTCCCTCTAACCTGATCTTGCCTTCTGCTGACAGTTCTTTAATGTATTTTTCTATCGTGTTTTTGCTTATCCCTATGTCGTAGGTAGTGCGGAAATATAGAGCAATGTAACGAGCCGAACTCTTCATCGGTGTCATAGCTTGGTGAGCAAAAAATTCAGATAATCGTTGCTTGTTCGTCATTGTAATTTTTCCCTCATAGACTTTATCCAATCTTCAGTGGAGCGAAATCCTTTATATGATGAGCAGGGAGAGAATCCACTCCTGAGGATGTCCGTAACAACCCCAACCAACTCGTCAGGAGCTACCCTGTCGAGAAGGTCTCTGATCATATTCAGCTCTTTACTACTCATGATTTCCCCTCTTCAATATCTTTGCGTGCGTTTTCATTTGATTGGTGATCCATTAGCGCACTGTGCAATTTTTTGCCGATAGATTTAATTTGCTTCTCGTCCAAATCGTAGATAGAATTTTTAGGGATATGATTGATGCCAATAAATTCGTCCATAACAAGATAGTGTTCAGCAAAAATTTTGTCGGCAATGTCTTTTTTCGCAGGGTCGCCAATATGCTTGCTGACGTAGTTGTGGAACTTTTCCCACTGCTCTGTTGCGCGAACATTTTTCTTTTTCTTGTCGTAGAGCGCAAGGCCAAATTGATAACCGAATGTCATCATTGCGCGCTTCATCGCATCGCTCTCCGCTTCTTTGATTGCGCCTTCGTGTGCTTGCCCGACATTTTTACCATAGCCTGATCCATAACCCCAACCCTCTCTGCGCGTAAAGCTGAGTCGGTCTTTCCCATGCCATACGGTTATACGTGATTTTGCTGAGTAGTGTATATTGTGCGTTCCACCTCGCTCTGACGAGTCAAGCAGGTTCATTTCTACGGTTTCGCGCTCCCAATTTCCGTGGCCGAAAACCTGATTGAAACGATCAATTACGTACCATGCTTCTACGTAATCAAGCGTAAATCCATTTTGATCGCGTGATGATACGTGCTTCTCGTCAAGGGGTTGATTTAACTGTAGTGTCGTTTGCTCGTTAAACATTTCTATCCTCCTGTTGTGGTGTTTTGTAAGGGTTTGCTAATATAGTTTTTTTTGTCATTTTCAACAAGCCATTAATAAATTTTTTGTAAAATTGGCTTAATTCTAATCTTTTTGGTTCGCGTCTCTACTGTTCTGAGTTTATTGACTTCGCTTTCCGTGTAGACGTATACTCCGTCCGCTTCTCTCTTTCTCCCTACGTTTATCGTCTTGCCCCAACGGTGTATCCAAACCTTACTCCTTCCAATTTTCTGACTCACCTCAAGTGCTGTGTATGATTCTCCTACGGCATCTTGAACAAGCGTTTCAAAAGTGTCATCATCAATCTGCAGGTCACTTTTTATCCTTAACGGGTCTCCGTCAACAATTTTGCTCCGTAAATATGTTCTGAACATTTGGCTATCCATCGTTTTCGCCTTTTCCTTTCGCTATTAGGTTTTGTAGTTTCATTACAGCAATGTTTTCATCCCGTTGTTGTCTCCATTCATCGTATGCGTAATCTTCGTCAAACTCCTCTGCTTCTTCTTCGCTTGGCGGTTCATCGTTAAATGGTATTCGGCAAATGTTGGTCATTGACTATTCTCCGTGACTATTTTTGTGATTTCTATGTCTTTCTCTATTGCGCTTGCTGTTTTTTTTGTTAAATACGTTTCGTTGTTTGCTCGCTGTCTCGTCTGCGCTACAATTAGGTTGGCTTGCGTTAGCATGTCTAATAGTGCCTGTTTAATTTTACTTATCGCCACCTCTTCTACTGTCTCCTGTGCTGTAGCTCTTTGGTGAATAGGTTTCCCCTCTCCGTAATGATACGTTACATTCGTCAGTTCTACATCCTCATCTATTTGATCAACATCGTCCCTTGCGCGATCAACAGCCAACCTGATGTCTGACATTATCCGTTGCGCCTGTTCGTTGTATTGGGTTAGGGTTTTCATTATGCGTTGGCTCTGTTTTCTTTCCATAGTTCGAAGTCGTTTTTCTCATCCTCATCCTCAACATCAACCCAACAGTCGTCGTTAGGACTGCGCTCCCATTTTCTTGCGCCCGAATTGTCTATCTCGTCTGCTTTGGTTTCTTTTGTTGGGTGTGGGTTGGTAGAGCGATCTCTGAGTTTTAGAAACTTCCGCAATGCCTGATGCGCCTGTTCCTTTGTTGCGTAAAATGTTCTGTGATCTGACCAAGGGCATAAGTGCTTATTGGTTGGATTTAAAGAAAACGGAACTAATGACAGGTCGTTAAGGAATTTTACAAAAATATCTTTCTTGTCCTCTAATACAATTTTTTCAATCGCTGACCGTGAAGGACATGGTTCACCCTTCGGTTGACTACCGTAAAAACTTAGCTGATAAATTACCATTATGATTTTCTCCTGTTAACGTGGTGTTAGGTTTTTAGATTCTTCCCCAAAGATGTGATTCAAGATATTCCATATGTTCACCCGAACGGGTTACTACCTCAACAATATAACCAAGGGTCATAGTCGTTTTCAGCAAGTGAAAGTTTACGCTGTTAACTGCTTTGACTACGCGTGCTGTAGTTGGGTCGTCTGATCCTACGTCATTGATGTATTCTTGCTTGGCGCGTTCTGCGTGTTCGGTTGTCTTGAAGATGTTTTTTGGTAGAATTTTCATTTTGATTCTCCTGTAAAATTGTGTGGTGTTTTTTAAATCTATAACTAATATAAAACAATTCGTTTCAGAACACAAGTCTTTTTTTGACTTTTTTTTATTTTTTTTTACAGTAAGCTATTCAAAACCGATCTTACTTCCTTTACCCTACAAAAAGCGATCTCTTTCTTGAACCTGTTCATCATAACTGCATCAACTTTCACCCAACTAACGTTTCCTCCCTTACTCAAAAGTTCTTCTATCTCAAAAACGGCACTACTCGTTCGCGTCTCGCCATTGGCTTGTTCGTAGCCATTTTCCCAAGTCATTTCAATCGCTTCAAATCCGTATTCGATTTTCTTGGTATACCGTTGGTGAGTCCAAAATCGTAGTTTCCATTTAATGTTGCGCGTCTTTGCTTTCCCGTTTTCTATTTCGCGCTCTTGCGTATGAACGAATCGCGTTCCACCTTCTACTAATTGCATTTTGTTTCTCCTGTGATCGTGGTGAATTAAAAACGGAGCAGGGCATTTCGCCCCACTCCGATTCCCTGTGTTATTTTGCTCTTATTTTGAAGGTAAACTCTTTGTATCCCTTCGTCTCAAATTCGGTTTGAAATCTATCGCTTGCAATCATGTGATTAATAACTGCCATTTGAAAATGATCCAACCACTCAGACCACGAATCCATCGCTTCGTCTGTATTGTCTACGCCTTTCGGGCCTTGCTTGATTGAAGGTATAACCTTTATTTTGCAGTTGGGGTCTTGAACGCCACCGTAAAAGAATCCAAGACTTTCGCTGACGCAGATTTCATTTAAATCATAGTTAATAGCATCCTCATCCATCCATTTATCTGAACCGACCGAAAAACGATGTAATTCGTTAGCCGTATCAACGATTGCGTTGTGCCACGCCCGTGCGTGAGCTTTTTCCACGACAGATTCTAAAGCCGAATCTTCCATTTGGCCGTTGGCGATCATTTTGGTGATGGTTTCTAAATTTGTCATTGTGTTTCTCCTGTGAGAGTGTGTGGTGTTTTTTAACATACACTAATTATAAAACAATTCGTTTCAGAACACAAGTGTTTTTTTATATTTTTTTTATTTTTTTTTAAGAGGGTGAGTTAAGTTTTTAAAAAAACAACCATTTACGTCCGTACACAATATATAGTAGGGGCGGTTAAATCGTTGAAAAACAACAAATTACGCAAACAAGAGGGTCAGTTGAGGGTCAGTTAGGGTCAGTTTATTGCAAAAAGTGAAAAATGGGACACAATATAAATAGGTATTAATAATAATAAAATATAAAATATATTATTTAATAATATAACATCTTATTAACGTTACCATTTTCGATAACGGCAAAAAAGTATTTGTTTTTTTTCGGCCCGTGTTTTATGTTTTTATTATGGACGGTGATATTGATTACTTGCTCCCTCAGGGCATGGTTTATTACTATCACTCCGAGCTAATTAAATTAGCAAGCGATTGTGGTGGTCGTGGGCGGTGCGTTTTCTCCTGATGCGCACCGTGTCCTGTTTTTATCGAAAGGAGTTAATATGAAAATTGGAATATGCGCAGGGCATGGTAGATTAGGCGCAGAGGAACCTCGCCTTTGGGAAATAGAAAGGTGCTTACCTGCTTTAAGTACGGCATTTAGAATGTTAAAAGAGGCGAAACTTGAGGTGTATACTCCAAGCTCAAAACTGTATGACCTTGAAAATGATGATGCGCTTATAGAAAAAGTGAAATTTTTTAATAATGAGAAGGTCGATCTGTCTATAGAAATACACATCAACGCAGGTGGCGGTAATTATTCTACTTGCCTGTATTGGGATAAAAAGGATACGGGGAAATTTTCTGCTGTCGGTAAGGCAGTAGCCGAAGAAATAGAAGAGCAATTCGATAACGTAACTCCATGGAGAAGCAATGGCGCAAAGGGGCAATCTTCTTACGGTAGGAGCTTGTATTTCCTTAACAAGACCAATCACCCGTCGGTTATTACCGAAATAGGTTTCAAAGATTACTCTGAGCATAGAGATTGGTTGCTTGAACCCTCTTCAGAAGTTTTGCATGGATCAGCAATCGCTCAGGCTATTATTTTACACTCGCAACGTAGCTGAATGCCAAGATATCACTCGTCAAATGTAGGTATAGACGGACAACTACGAGTTGAAACAAGTTACAAAGAGAAAGAGTATATTCGTGATCCTTTCTGTGAGTTATGCGTTGATATATTACGGCAATGTATACACGATGCGAGATGGTTAATAGACCTTCTTACAGCAAAGAAAGTTTATCGTTCGGCAAAAATGAACGACCGAATGCTCAAACTGTATAGAGCAGACGATCCTATTGATTTCATTTTAGATGAAAAAAACTACTGCTACAATACGTTATGGGCGCATAGAAAATTCGACCCTGATCCCATATTAGAATGGGCAAGGGAATTTAGTTACACCAACAGTTATTACAGGAGGATAGGACAATGGCGAGAAGTGTATGCTCAATGGTTATCGTTGGGAATGTCGGAGAGAACCCACAACCGATTGGTGATAACGGAAGCAGGTTTTCAGTTGCTACCACCCAACGGGAAAAGGAGAGGGCGACCAATGAATGGATAGAAAAAACGAATTGGTTCTCAGTTACGGCTTGGGGAAAATTGTCATCTGAGGTCGTTATGAAGTATTTGAAGAAGGGCGATAAGGTTTTTTGTCAGGGCGATTTTTCTGTTTTTGAAAGCGATGCAGGTAAAACCTACTTGAATTTGAACTGTAAAGACTTCCAAATATTGACGGCTAAATCTGACAGGTTGCCAACGGTAGAGGAAGTAGCTGATAAATTTGACGGTGAAATTTTGAAGGGTGGAGAGGACGATGACGACCTCCCATTTTAATTCGTAGTGGTTATTTGTAGAGGGGGGTGAGCTTTTTAGCTTTCCTCCCCTTTTTTGTGCCTATACCTTGACAAAGTTATGCGGTGATTTTATAGTGGAACATAACGATATGTATCAAGAAGCGTCTCCTACTTACGCTGAATGGACATATATTCTACAACAAGGAGAGAAAATGGCACGTAAATCCCTACCTGTAACGTGTGATCCCGAAGGTCGTTTGCAACGGGTTCCACTGAAAGAGTTACAGCAGTTTCAAGGCGCATTAAAGACACTGTATAAACCTGCGTATGAAAAGCTAAAGTCCTCTTTTCAAGAGTTTGGATTCGCTTTTCCTATGTTTATTTGGCATGGTCATAATAAGATTTTAGACGGACACCAAAGGCTTCACGTCCTAACCAAAGAGGGTTGGGATGTAAAAGGTGGCGTTCCTGTCGTTGCGGTGACGGGCGAAACTGAAGCGGAAGTTGCCAAGAAAATACTTATTATAAGTTCTCAGTATGGCAAAATTAACGAGCAGGGGTTATATGAGTTTACGGAAAATTTTTCAATTCCGCTCACGGAATTCAAGTTGCCCGAACTGTCGGATATTGACATGGATCGGTTCATGGCATCTTTCTATGAAGATTTTGATTTGCCTGAAGATGGTGATATTGGCGGTTATATGGATGACGAGGATCTTGGACCTGCGGAGGCGCAAGCAATATCGCAAGTAATATTATATTTCAAGCAAGCGGAATACAGTGAGATAATCAACAAAATGGAAGAGCTTATAGAAAATACAGACGACGAATTGATAGACGACCCTTCTTCACTGTTAATTTCGCTCGTAAGGAAGGCGCATGAAGCAAATTGACGTTGCTAAACGCAACTACCCTGTTGATAAAGCTAACAAGCAATACGCAAGGGAAGATGACGTTGATGAAATAATAAAGCCACCATTTCATTTAACTGCAGACGGTAGACGCATTGCTTCCGCTGTTATAATGGATTCACCAACCCTTGACGTAGTGGAGAAGACAATAAGAAAAGTTGAGTATCATACGGCTACAAGATTGTCGGGGTTTGATTCTACTTCTCGAATATTTGGCTACAAGCCACGCGACCCTGTTCGTAACCCTTTTTGCTCTGCAACTAAACTTGCGGAAAAGGAACCATCAACATTTCGTGCCGTTTGTGGTTTGGCTACCGATATAGAGCGTGACTACAAAAAATTATTCCCTGCACAATACAAGGATCACACAGAGAAGGTCTCTGAGGTGTCTAAAGAATACCGTATGGGGGAAACCGTGTTCACTTCGGGTATAATTAATAAAGACAATCAACTACCTTACCATTACGATGTCGGGAACTTTAATGACGTTGTTTCGTGTATGGTTTCTTTTACGTCGGGGGTAGACGGTGGAAATCTTTTGATGCCCGAATATAACGTAGGCATAGAAACCACTAACAGGTCGCTGATTATATTTAACGGGCAAGGAGTCTTGCATGGTGTGTCTCCTTTTGATATATCAAGCAAAGGGTATCGTTATACACTTGTTTACTATTCACTTAAGAAAATGTGGGAATGCCTTACTCCTGACGAAGAGTTAAAACGGGTTCGGGCGTATAGAAGAGAACAGCTACTAAAACGAGCCAACGATCCTGATTATAAAAAGACCAACGAAGGGCGCGACAGGCTTGGACGGAATAGAGTTATGATGCGCTCTCGTAAGCGAAAAAAAAAGAATTAATCGGTATACCTATAAGGTAAAGAGATGACAGAACAATTAATTGACAAAAAAAAGAGGGGTAGGCCTAAAGGCTCTACTACCGTCGTAATAGACGCTGAACAGGTGCGGAAGTTAGCGCGAATGCAATGCACTTATGATGAAATTGCTGACGTTCTCGGTATAGCTCGCTCCACGTTTCAGTTGAAACTGCAAGAACCTGCGGTCAGGCAAGCGTATGATTCGGGACGTTCTCAAGGTAAGATGGCGTTACGAACGAAAATGTTTGAACGGGCCATAGACCAAAGCGACAGACTTGCGATCTTTTTAGCAAAAAACTACTTGGGTATGAGTGAAGTAGTTAAGGTTAATGAAGATGACGGTTCTACGGTTGCGTCTACGTTTTATGAAGCTATGGCAGAGATGGATGAAACGGTAGGACAGGATGAGTAGCTTATTACCTAAAAGGTGGTTCCCGTTATCTCCAATTAAAGAGCAATTACAGGCGTATAACGGTAAGCATAGATTTAATACATTGCCTTGCGGTAGGCGTTCGGGTAAAACAGAGATAATCGGTAAGCGTAGATTAATTCGTAGGGCTATGAAAGGAAGTAAATATCCTAACCCTAAGTTTTTTGCAGGTGCGCCAACAAGGGATCAAGCAAAGAGGATTTATTGGGCAGACCTTAAAGAGATGATACATCCTGATTGGAGAAAGGGAGAGCCAAGCGAGGGTGAGTTGGTTATCCGATTAAGAAACGGTTCGGATATACACGTTATAGGATTAGATAGACCTGAGCGTATAGAGGGTGTCGGTTGGGATGGAGGGGTGTTGGATGAATACGCAAATATGAAACCACAGGTATGGGAGAGCCATATTCGCCCTGCGTTATCTGACAAATTGGGATGGTGTGATTTTATTGGGGTTCCTGAAGGGAGGAATCACTATTATGAATTACACTTGAGGGCGATGGCCGAGATGGAAGAAAAGGGAGAGGACTCTGAATGGGGTGCTTACAGTTGGACTTCAAGTCTCGTATTACCCAAAGAAGAAGTAGAAGCGGCTAAGAGTTCGATGGATCCGTTGACGTTCGCTCAAGAGTACGAAGCGTCCTTCGTGAACTTCGCAGGTCAGGCTTATTACACTTATTCACAAGACAACGTAGAGAGCGTCCAATACGACGCAACTCAACCACTTATTTTCTGTTTCGACTTTAACGTGAGTCCTTCCGTAGCAGTTATTTGCCAAGAGCTTGAATTTGAAGATGGGACAGAAGGGACAGCGGTAATCGGAGAGGTCTATATTCCACGCAACGGAAATACTGTAGCTGTTTGCAGTAAGCTGATAGAGGATTATGGGGATCATGAGAACGTGGTAATGTGTTATGGGGACGCAACGGGCGCATCAAGTGGGACAGCGCAAGTAGCAGGTAGCGATTGGGATATAATAGAGCGTGAACTTCGTGGTGTTTTTGGTGGAAGGCTTTATATGCGCGTTCCTCGTAGTAACCCAAGAGAAAGAGTGCGTGTAAATGCAGTGAATACTCGCTGTTGTGATGCGGAAGGCAACGTAAGTTTGCGCGTGAATCCATATTTAGCACCAAACTTACACAAAGACTTAGAGGGCGTTCGTGTTTTGGAAGGTGGAAGCGGACAGATAGACAAAAAGAACGACCCAAAATTAACGCACTGTAGCGATGCGTTCGGATATTATATAGTTGCAGAATTTCCCGTTGACGCTGAAGACCGTGTTTCAGCATTTTCTATGGAGAGTGTAATCTAATGACAGAATTGATAGCGATTGTCTTAATCTTATTTGTCTGCCTTTTTGATGCCTTGCGCGATGCGTGGATGCGTAGCGAGGGATGGTGGAAGCGTCACTGCGTGAAATGGATCAGCTTTTATAGTCCGTTGGCCTTCATATCGGTGTTGCACGTTCGTTGGGAGTATTGGATACCGTTAACGATAGCGTCGTGGTTGGTTTGGAGAGCGTCGCTGTTTTACATTGGCGGTAAAAATTGGCCAAGCCATTGGACTCGTTATTTCCCTAAAGGTTGATACAAAAACTGATGCAAAACTGATGCAATTATGATACAAAATAGATGTTACGTGATTAAGATTGATTGATCTGATTAGGAGAGCATAATGATATACGCTAATTTGGTTTTGTCAGACTATGTCTGCCCTGCTTGCGGTGAATTTTTAGATTCATATGCCTGTAAATTGATCTGTCATAATTGTGGCCTACATTTTAGTTGTGATGAATGAGTAAGTGATGCAAAAACGATACAAAAACGATACAAAATTGATGCAACTGTGATGCAATTATGATACAAAACTGATACACCTTGATTCAATTAGATGTAACTGCGCGACATTAGATGTAACTGCCACACATTAGATACATCTGCGTTCGATGAGATACGAAAATTTGGTATCTCATTCACATTAGACGTAACTGCCACACATTAGATACGCAGATACAAATTAGATACAAATTAGATACAAAAATGATGCAATTATGATGTAAAAATGATGCAATTATGATGTAAAAATGATGTAAAAATGATGCAATTATGATGCAAAGTGATTAAATTAGATGCAATTAGACGTATCTCATTCACATTAGATACATCTGCTTGACATTAGATACCGTAGATACGCGCAGATACAAATTAGATACAAAGACGATACAAAGACGATACAAAACTGATACAAAAACGATTGAAGAATGATACAAAAACGATTAAAGAATGATGTTACGTGATGTTAACTGATTCAAAGAGGGTGGAATGAGGATATTAATTTGCGGTATGCAAGGGACGGGGAAAACTTGGGTTATGCTTCAGCTCATTGAATTGATGAAAGCAAGTAAGAAGCGCAAGTATAAGACCGTCTATTATCATCAGGGTGAAAACATAGCTATCGTTGGCAAGTATGACGGGCAGACGTTTCAAGGGAGCGATAGATTAAGCATGGGAGTTATGGCCGATATTGGAGGAATGTTGGCACAGCACCGTGAGGGTAATGTAATTTTAGAGGGAGACAGGTTCACTAACGGGAAATTTATTAGCCGTTATAAGCCAACGATTATTTACATCACAAGCGATGGATCTGAAGGAAGAAAGTTGCGCGGAAGCGATCAATCAGAGCGGACAATCAAGTCAATGGCTACAAGGCTAACGAACTTAGACCTTAAAGAAAGAGCGATAGCTGTTGAGGATTCAGCTACCGCTCTTGAAAAAATATTGGAACTATTAAAATAATTGGAACAAGAAATTATCCTTCTTTGGACTACTTGCGCTCTCCTTTTGCTTTTGTTTTACAGGTAGCTATTTCCCTCTCATCCATAATACTATCAAGAGAGGCTAAACTGTTACGTATAGAGTGAGCAATTAAATGTACTGTGTCGCTATTCTCGTCATTAGTGTTAATTACGGTTATGTGATTAATTGCGTTGTGTGCGGTCAGCAACCACTCTTTTATTTGCTTAGTTGAATTAGACATTTTAGGCATTCTCCGTTGTTTTTCTTGTTAAGGCCTCTATGGCGTTTTCGATGGTGGTCCTTCTTGCGTCAGCAATCGCTCTCCAATAATCTCTCCCCTTCCGTTCGGCTTCTAAATCCGTTTTAAGAGAGCGGATATTATCCTTTAGCTCATCCGTTTTTTTAATATGGTCGAAATTCTTTAGCTGTTCTTCGGACATTGCTTGGAGAAGGATTTCGTATTTCTCATTGAGCTTGTCGAAATTTTCTTGTAGTGTTAGCGTTTCCATTTTGTGTTTCTCCTTTGGGGAGAGGCGTTTGCCCCTCCCCGTTATGTGGTGTAATTTAGCTATTATGATTTTTCCAAGTTTGTAATTTATTCTTGTGTGCTTTTTTCAAGTTTTTAAGTATGCGCTGATATCTGTCAATCTGTTCGTCAAGTTCTCTTATTTCTTTGGCTTCTTTTACGGAATCGTAAGGTTCTTCGCCAATGTCGAAATTATAAATTGCTTGACCGTCGTCTGTGGTGCCAACTTGGTTGCTTGGGTTTGCGTTTGATTTGTACATTTTGTTTCTCCTAATTAAGTGTGGTGTGTTTTAAAACTTATAACTAATATAAAACAAATCATTTCAGAACACAAGTGTTTTTTTAAAAAAAAAGGGAAAAAAGTGAAAAAAAGTGAAAAATACTTCAAAAAAGGCAAAAAAAACAAGTTTAATGCTAAGAAAACACAGTTAGACGGGTTTGTTTTTGACTCACAAATGGAATCAAGGCGTTACATTGAACTTAAAATCTTAGAAAAAGTCGGTAAAATAAAAAATCTTGAGATGCAGAAACGATACGTTTTAGAAGTTCAAGGTCAAAAAATAGGCTCCTACCTTGCTGACTTTGTTTATGAGAAAGTTCCCGAAGGCGAAGTCGTTATTGAAGATGTTAAAGGATTCAGAACGGCATTATATCGTTGGAAAAAGAAGCACGTAGAAGCTCAATACGGAATCCCTGTAACAGAAACCAAAGCGTAAGAGCCGTTATCGAAAACGGTAACGGGTTCTATTATGACTTGACAGGTATAAGAATATATTATATATGTAACATAACGATACATACAGAGAGGGAAAATGTCTGAAACAGCGAACGTAAATACACCAAACGACGCATATGAGCGGATGGCGCGTAGATGGGAGTTGCCTGAGGCACTTATGGGTGGCACATTCGGTATGCGTGACAAGCGCGAAGATTACCTACCGCAATGGTCAAAAGAGAGTGATTCACGGTATAAAGACCGATTGGATCAGGCGGTGCTACTTGAGAAATATCGCGACACCATAGAAAATCATTCAGCGCGACCCTTTACTGAGCCTGTTCAGTTATTGCCTGACAATAATGACACCTTCAACGAAATCGCCAAAGATGTAGATCTGTCAGGCAGGGATATTACAGTGTTTGCGCGAGAGCGTTTGCGCGATCTGTTGATCTACGGTAAAACGCATATTCTCTGCGAATACCCGAATACGATTGACTTGCGAGAAACTCTTGGGAGAGAACTCACCCTTGCTGATGAGAAGGTTCTCAATTTACGTCCATACATGGTAGGAGTAAACCCTGCGTCTTTAATTTCTTGGAACGGTGAGCGCGTAGGAGGCGTGGAGAAACTTGACAGGGTAAATATCCGCTACAGGATGGAAGAGTCTGACCCAAATAATGAGTATCACATTAATGAGCAAGATTATGTAGTTGTTTGGCGAAATGAAACGATAGAAACGTGGAAACTGAACGGGACTTCTGAGACGACAGATGATGAGTGGCTGTTAATTGATGAGTCGGCAAACACATTAGGCAAAATCCCCCTTGTCACAATTTACGCCAACAGGAGCGGACTACTTGAATGTGCGCCACCTTACGAGGGGTTAGCGTTCCTCAATGGAAAACATTTTCGTAATCAGTCAGACCAAGATACAATCGAAAGTATTGCGCGAGTTCCGATGCTGTTTTTTCGGGGGTTCACAAAAGAGGACATTAGCAGTATAGAGGTTGGCCCTTATAAAATCTTTGGGAACAAAGACATACAGTCCGATGTCACGGTCGTTGAGACGAACGGGAACGCAGTGAAGGTTGGCGGTGACTCCTTACGTGCATTAGAAGAACAAATGGATCAGCTTGCCCTTTCACCATTAAAAAGAAAATCAGGCAACCCAACTGCTACAGAACTTGCAATCGCGTCGGGCAGAGAAGTTTCAGATATTGAGGCCTACGTTATGATGCTTGAAAAAGGCTTACAGCAAGCGTTTGCCCTTTGCTCGGAATGGACGGGAAGCAATATTGAGCCACCTGAAATAGTGATTAATGAGGATTTGGGCTACTCACTTGTTTCGGGTAGAGAGATGGAAGAATTAAGGGAAGATTATAAACTTGGCGTAGTTGATAAAAGGACATACTTGAACGAGCGTAAAAGAAGAGGATTGTATCACGAAAGCATAGACACCGAAGAAGTGCTTGCTGAACTTGAAACCGAATCACCGTTTACAGAAAGTCCTACCCAAGAGATAGATGACGAATGACCCAAGTAACGCAACGCGAACTTCCTAAAGCCGTAGAAAGAAGCGTTAATGAAGAGCTACAGGCACAGTTCGTTCGCCATCAAGTATATTTACAGCAATTAGGAACAAGTGAAGCGGTAAAGGTAGGCGCATTATTGGCAGACCTTGAGGCAGACGTTGCTCGTCAACTTACAAGAAGGTTTGATGCGATAACGGCAAGGGGATTTGATCGTGGCGTAGAAACCACAAGGCGATTGCAAGAGATGTTCGTTGGCTTCCGAAAACTAAATGACGACACTATGAAGCAAATACGTGACGGGACAAATTCTACACTTGAAGAATTAGCAGTTGATGAACAGGATTTCGTCCAAGATGCTTTACGCAAAACACTCCCTGTAAATTACACCACAAAATTAGTTAGCCCTCAATATCTAAAGTCCATTGCTACAAGACCGCTAATTGAAGGGACACCATTAAAACAGTGGTATAGAAAACTTGGCGACGACACGCAGAGACGATTGGAAGGAGCGATTAGGCTTTCGGCTTCAGAGGGTGAAACGGTAGGGCAAGCCGTACAAAGAATTAGAGGGACAAGCGCAGGGAACTTTAGGGACGGGGCAATAAGTGCTACAAGGAGGGAAGCTGAAGCCATAGTAAGGACAGCACTAAACGGGACGGCCAATGAAGCGCGAATGACAACATTAGAGGAAAATGATGACCTGATAAAAGGGTATCAGTGGGTAGCGACCCTTGATTCAAGAATATGCCCTCAATGCGCAGGGCTTGACAGCACAGTTAAAAAGTCAATGAAGAATCAGGTAAATCCACCTGCTCACATAAACTGCCGTTGCACAGTTGTCCCCGTCATAAAGAGCGAAAAAGAATTAGGTTTACCGCCAACAAAACAAATGCGCACGACAAGAGCGTCTATGAACGGGCAAGTCCCTGCTTCACAGACTTACGGTGAATGGCTAATTGAGCAACCCGTTGACGTTCAAGAAAAAGTATTAGGAGTGACTAAAGCGAAGCTCTTTAGAGATGGTAAGCTGAGAATAGGTCAGTTTACAAACAGAAAAGGTAAGACATTAACACTTGATGAACTTAGGGAGATAGAAGGACGGAAAGCGAAGAAGGCGACGCAACCGAAAACTATAGTTGACGAAATAGAAAACGAAAACAAAGTAACTACAGAGAAGGCAAAAATTGTTGCAGATAAAAATGCACCGATAGAAAAAAGGATAGAAGCGTGGGAAGAGGGCGATGTCCTTGTAGCAAAAGCTAAAGCAATTTGGCAAAAAAGTATGCAAGATGATATTAAAAAAGCTGAACGCAAAACGAAGTTAAGCAACGAATTGAAAGAGGTAGACGATAAACATACTCTTCTACTACAAAAGCAATATGATATTAAAAGCAAAGTAGAAGCGTCTATTGACGCTGATAGGGTAAAGATTAACGCAAAGTATGCATCTCTACGCCAAGGGATGGATTTTGATGACCCTGAGTATGTAAAACTGCGTAAAGCTAAAAAGGAAGAAGTACGATTACTTAGCGACAAATACGCAATAGATTTAGAAAACGCGAGTATGCAGGTAAATCAGGAATTCTATGAAATACAAAAGAAAAGAGATAAGCTCTATGAAGCGTATGAAAAATTAAAATTAGAGCTTGACCCTTTCTTAAACGACAAAAGCCGACAATTAGAAGCTATGCGCGAAGAGTTAGCTGACTTATTAGCTACAGGGGGAGATGATTGGCTCGCAGTTGGTTCGCGAAAGGGTTTTGATCCAAAAATAGAAGTCGGAGAGCATAAGAAAATAGATAAGGTAATGGCTTTTATAAATAAGGTGTCAGACGGGAAGATTGACCCAAATTATAGAGGCAGAGATCCTGTTACAGGTGATGCTTTCAAGGTTGCAATAGGCAAAGATGAAATTAATGTCATAGGGAATAAGGCTTCTTTTTCAGCGAAAGACAGGCGCGACAAGAAATGGAGAGCGCACTACTCCGACGATAAAAATTCTGCCGTTATGGACGGGTTCAACGTTAATGAAGAAGGCGTTTACGCGCATGAAGTAGCTCACCACATTGAGTATGTAAGAAAACGTCAAAAAAACCTAACGTCTTTCGAATTTTCAAAGTATAGGACTAAGGGCAAAAAGTATGAAAATATGCAAAAGTACAATCGTAACTACAAAGAACCCGAATATGGAAATCAAGACGAGTATCACGAAATCGGTAAAATGAAACAAGGGTTAGGCCTTGAGTATTCAGGTGACAATGCTCTTAAAGCTCGTTCAGCTTATTTTGGCAAAAAATATCATGATCATTACAAAGATTGGCCTACGTGGATACGTAGGTTGGAAGAAAACGGAAACAAACGTGTAAGCGATCAAAGACAAGTTTTCAACGCTGATTGGGAACTGACGGATTTTAGGTCGACAGAAATTATCTCTATGTTGACGGAAGATTTGTATGAGAGTGGAGCAGGGATGGCTGAAGTTGATGAAGAGGCGTTCAAGTTCATAGTTGGTTATCTACGGGGGATTTGGTAATGGTTGTCGTCAGCATAAAAGATACGGTTACGGGGCAAAATTTAGCGACGTTGCATTATACAGAAAAAGAAAGCTATAGATGGAAGAGTAACGACAAGATAACGCAGTTTATATTCAATGATAACTTTAGCCCTTTATTCGGAAGCGTTACTTACGGAGATCCGCTTTTAGTTGCCGTTTCAAGGGCAATAGAAACCTATAGTAACACTATAGCCGTTTGGGAGGGGGGAATGGAGCCTGAGATAAAAACAGAAGCAGACGTCGAACTTGACGAAAACGGAAGAGTAAAACTGATTAAACAAGTAATCTATTAACAAGACCGAACGAGATTCGGCATAAACCCTGTCGAGAACAGGTTGATACGGAGGTGTCAAATGTTAAAAGCAATTTACGAAGCCGAAGAAGCAATACCCGAAGTAGTTCGCGAGTATTACGGACAACCCGAAGGCGAGGAGCGTTTCGTCCTACAGGTTGACGGTGCTGATGGTTTCGCCCTTGAGAATGTCAGTGGCCTAAAAAGCACATTAGGCAAACTGAAAGATCGTGCCGACAAAGCAGAAGCAGGGCTAAAGCGTTTTAGCTCTTTGAATGCTGAACCCGATGCGATAGCCGAAAATTTGGCAGAGCTTGAATCGCTCCGCGAGTCGAAGCAAGACGAAGGAACTGCCGTAACGAGTTTGCGAAACGAGATGGAGCAAATGAGGAAATCTGCCAAAGCAGAAACTGACAAGGCTCTTGCGCCCATAAATGCCTTATCGGAATCGCGCTTGGCGCAAATCAAGGAATTGCTAATTGACAACGAACTATCATCGGCAATATCAGAGGCAGGTGGCTCTGCCAAACTGTTAATGCCTGTTTTAAGAAATGAGGTACGCGCAGTGACGGATGATGAGGGTCGCGTCAAAGTGCAAATCGTAGACCGTGAGGGCACTCCTCGCGTTATGGGGACAAATCTTGACCCTATGACTTTTGGAGCGTTGGTTGAAGAGAAGAAAAGTGACCCTGACCTCGCTGTGGCATTTTCCTCTGCAGGTAGTTCGGGGGGCGGTAGCCAACCTGATACTACTCAGGCAGGGGTATCTACAACAAGAGTTACACCCGAAGCCGTAGGCAACATGTCTATGGCCGAATATCGTAAATTTAGACAAGCATAGACTTGTCTTAGAGAAAGAAGAAAGAATAAATGGCTAATACGTTTATTACCCCAAGCATCGTAGCGCGTGAGGCGTTATTGATCTTGGAAAACAATTTAGTAGCAACCAACCTGTTTAACAAAGGTTATACAGGAGAGTTTACGGGAGCCAAAGTTGGCGATACGATCACGATCCGTGAACCTGCGTCATTTACCGCAAACGAGTTTTCGTCAACGACATCCACGCAGAACATTACCGAAGCGTCTACGACCTTACAGTTGGAGAAGCACTTCGATATTACTGTCGGTGTTACAAGCAAGCAATTTACGCTGTCTCTTGATGATTTTCGCGGTCGTGTTATTGCACCTGCTATGGCAGGGTTGGCACAGGCTATTGACAGTTACGTGCTTGGCAAGGCCAATCAGATCGCTAACCACGTTGGAACGGCAGGTGACCCACCTGACTCTTTGGCCGATTTGGTGGCGATTGACAAGAAGCTCAACGATGACAAGGTGCCGATGGCAGGTAGGATTGCAATAATGAATCCTCAGGCCAAGGCTGACATCATGGCTAATGTCACTCAGGTTCTACAGGCCGATCAGCGTGGCGATGGTGGAGACGCCTTACGTCGTGCTTCGTTGGGTGAGTTTTTGGGCATGGATTTCTATATGTCTCAGAATATCAGCACTCACGACACGGACGGCCCTACTTCGTGGTTGGTCAACAGCGGTTTGGTTGCTGTTGGTGACACTACTGTAGCTATTGACGGTGGCTCCAACAATCCAAAGTTGGGTGACATCTTCACGGTTGCAGGTGATACGACTCATTATGTTACCACAGCTTACAGTGGTGGTACATTGTCGTTTCTACCTAAAGCGAAAGTTGCTTGGGCAGATAATGCCGCTCTTAGCTTCACGGCAACTGATCACGCTATGAACATTGCAGGTCACCCTGCAGGTCTGACCGTGGCTATTGTCCCTCTTGATTTGCCAAACGGCAATGAAACGTCAGAGTATATTGGCGACAGAGGATTGGGTATTCGTGTAGTGTATGATTACAACAGTTCTACAAAAACCGATACAATTAGTTTTGACGTATTGTGTGGAGCTAAAGTAATACAACCCGAACTGCTCTGCCGTGTGCTTGGGTAGTTTTTTGCAAGGTGAGGGGGTCATGGCTCCCTCACCCTGCTTTATTTTAGAGGATTAAAAATGGCAGGTATTGAAACAGTAACATTGACAAAAGGCAGTGATAGTGTAGTAGTTGATAAGGGCGGTAACGCAGAAGAAGAATACAGG